TTGTGCTACCACTGGCACCAAAATTTTCAAAGTTCACACGAAAGCGATACTTTAACTTGGGCATTAGCATACCCTGACTGCTTGCGCTTTGGTCAGATGCTAGTGGTACTGTAAAATTTGATAATGATGCGATTGCCATTTATGTTCTCCTAATTATTTGCTGAGGCCTTTAATTGCACCAGTATTTTCTAAGCGCATTGGAATGTAAATAAATTCCACTGCCTTAACTGGCTCAATCGCGATATCAACATGTAGTTCACTGCGATCAATTCTTGCTGGTGTATTATTACTTGTATCACAAACTACCAAGTAGTCGTACAAGGCACGTTGACCAGTTAATTCAAGCAATAATTTCTCAACTTGTTGTTTGATTTCGTTACGTGTAATTGTATCGTTTGGTTCAAATATGAATGGTTTTGCCAACATGTTCAACTGATGACGCAAATAAATTACTAAACGTGCCACGTTGATACGATCCAAACTGCTGGCTATCAATTGACGTGTATACTGTCCATAACACACCAAGCCTGTTCCGGCTAGATATGTGATTGGGTTCACGTGAATTCCTGCCAGTGTGTCGCGTTGTCCTTGGTTCAGTGCAACTGTTACAAACTCGCCAATGCTGTTGACATATCCAACTGAAGCTGCATTAGTTACACCACCACGACGTACACCAGCTGGCGCAAACCATGGATAGCTTACATTGTCGCTTAGAGCAAATGTACGTAACATGATGTGGCTTGGAGGAACACAAATGTTATTACCCAATAAGTCTTGTGTGTAACCCCATGGATAGTAAACTGCTGCATATGCGTTGGTGGCGATAAGACCTTTGTCTCCATCAATCTCTGCACCTGCAACGTTGTTACCCCAGTTGTTCAATGAAGTAGCATCTGGTGTCAAACGAGCTGGAGCATCACTAACAATAAATGCTGACTCGCCGCGATCTGTGTTCAGTGCAATTAGTGAGCTCAATGTTTCTAAGTAGCCTGGGCAACTGATTAAGTTAAACTGCTTGCTGTCTGTATCGCGGATGCCTTGGTTGCCTTGTATGGTGGCTTGCAATGCTTGCAATACCACAGCACGTTGAGCTTTGCGTCCAAATTGTCCAACACCGTGTACATCATTGGCTGCATTGCTGACCCATGCATTTGGATAGTATGATCCTTGGCTTTCAGTGCCGCCTGCCATGCGTGGATTATTTGCTGTGGTGTCAACATAGTTGTGAACATATTTCTTAACGTTGAATCCTGAACGACGTAGATTCCACAACAGCATGCCAGTTGGGTACAGTGCTGGATCTGGAGCGTCTGCATCCAGGAAGTCGCTTGACAGCAAGTCTTTGATAGTTGCTGGAGCAGATAAATTACCTGCTGTTGACCAACGTGCGTCATGGAAAATGACACCTTGATCAGTGGTGTGATCTGTATTATCTACCACAATCCACTTGGCCAAATCCGCATTGTAACGATGAATGATTGGAAAATGCTCTAAATCACTTGTGTCAATCCATAGGTCGCCAGTTACAAATGCTGCTGGAGGCTGATCGCCCCATGGAGCAACTGGTTTGCTTGCGCCAATGTATGGGCCTGTGGGATTAGTTAATCGAGTTTCTGCATAGTTCAAATAACCTTTCCAGCCTTCGCCGTCGTGAATCATAATATCAACTTCGTCGATAACTGTGTTGTACCACAGTGTTTGGTCAGCTGGAATATCGCGTGGGCTTTGTGCTGATGCTGTGACTGATGCTGCTTCCCAATAGCTGACAATGTATCCCAACATTGGGTGTGCAGGATCATCATGCACATGTGTTTGATCTCCAAACAGGTTGCTGATTGCGTGATCGCCGTTAGTATCCAACAAGTATATATCACCACCTGTTGCATGTGTAAGCGAAATACTATTGTTTGCATTTAAACTTGCACTGACTTTGCTATTAACTAAGCTAGCATTAAGTATTTCTACAAATGCCGCAGCATCAGCAGTAGCGCCATTGGACACAAATGTTACTGGCACTGCGGTAGACAATGTAGATTTACCAATTTGACTTTCTTGAATAGTAAAAGTATAGGTATTGCTAGGAAGTGTGCTACTGGTAACCACAACACTATTTGCAACTGTTGGGCCAGTTTTAGCACGTTTGAGAATGGTAAAATCCGCCATTGGCATTGTGTTGCGAGTCTTGTTGTATTGCACATATAGACTGGTCAACGGCAAATTGATACCGCCGCCTTTTGGATCCAGTGCGGCCAGTGCTGATTCACCGTTGGGTAGCAACTGTACTGATTGTTGAATAAATGTTTCTGTTGTGGCATTGTAACGCTTGAGGAACCAATTGGCACCCAAGTTTACTGCGGTTGTTTTGACCCATACACTGCCAGTCGGTGCACCAGTCACAAGACTTGTTTTCTTGTATGCCGGCAATTTGTAATGTGGACTCAATGTCAACTTCGTTGCAGGATATGAACCAACAGTAAATCCAATTTTGCTCCACTGATGATTGGCGTGGCCAGCAACTGCTTGTAGTTCGACTGAGGCACCTGTTGAATAGATGTTTAATTTGCCTTGTTGTACACTTGCACTGATACCTTGGCTAGCCAAATCTGTATTGATTGCTCCTGCAAGTCCGTCAATATTCTGAACGCCAGCAATTGTTACACCGTTGATTTTGAATATATCAGAAGCTGCGCTGGCAAACACAAATGCTACTGGATTCAATGCAGTACCAAATGGTAGAGAACCGCCAGTTTCCAAGGAAACATTATACGTAGAAGCAATTGATCCACTTATAGTAAAAGCCAAATCGTTAGTGATTGAAACGCCGCCTAACAATGCACCGTCAATAACAAAACCGTCACCTACACTGTAATTTTTGCCAAATGCATTCACAGTAATGGTTGTGTTTGATGGTGTATAAATTGAACCACCTGTAGCACCTACTGTCACATTGAATGTGGCCAGTGAGCCTCCAGCTGGAGTAACGCTTTTTGCTACAACACCAGTATATGTGGCAGCACTACCTTTTGGATTTCCGCCTGCGTTTACTGTGCATGTTGTGGCTGTTGTCAACACTCCCACTTGATCCGCTACACCAAGACCTAGCAAAAAGCTACGAGTACCGTCTGTAAATGTTTGCGTGCCGTCTGTGACAAGAGAACCGCCTGTGACTGATGATACATGCACTTTGTGATCGCTGGACACATAGGCATTCATGGTGATGTCACCTGCGTTGCTGATTGGTGGATTTATTACAGTGCTAGAAACTGCTGGCCAGCTTGCTGCCCAATCTTCGCCACCGACTTCAACCCAGTCACCAGCATTATTGCTGCCAGTGCTGGCTGTGTTGTATTTCTTTAGATATAATACCGACGCACTGCCGTCAACTACTAGTGCATAGTCGCCCAGTGAACCAAAACTCATTCTTGGTGCACCAGTGTCACCGATTGCTGGATTGCCAGTGGTTAGAACTTTGACTGGTTTGTTTGTGAATGTTTGTCCGCCTGCGGTGCTGGCACTGGCATTGTTCCACTCAAATACACCATATGCTGAATCAATAGTGTCAAACCACAGGGTGCCATCTGCTGGCTCGCCGTGTGGAATGTTTGCTGTGCCGATAAGTTGTTTTGTGTCCAAGTCAGCACGTACCACATAAGCACGGCTACTCACGCCTAAAAAGCTGTAGGCAGCTTGCAGGCCATATTCGTTTAATTCTCCAGCATTGACTGGGTTGTTGCTAGCGTCAGTTTGGAAATAAGGAATACCAAAGGTACTGCCTAAATCTGCTTGACTTGTTAGCAAGTACACTTTGCCAGCATTTGCTTTCAGTGTACCTGGTGCTGTGCCTAAACCAGCTGAGTTTTTCTTGTTTTCTTCTGACGCTACAATAACAAGTGGGACGGTGCCGGGAGCTGCCGGGGTATAAAAACTCTCGTCTATTACTGTTACGCTTACGCCTGGTGAACTTAATTGAGCCATTGTGTTATCTCCATGAGTACATGTTCCTATATGTATTTATAGGTTTTTGGCTAAATGCACCAGTTATAAGCCTATCAAAAGGTTTGAAAAAGGCTTAAATAAATTATGAGACCATTATGCAGCTGCGGGCAAGCTCCTGTAGCTATCAATTACTACAAGTTAGGCAAACCTTTCTATAGGAGTCAGTGCGGTGCATGTTTGCGAGGTGTTACAGCGCCAAGATGGCAGTCAGCTGGCTATATCAAAAAGAATAGCTGTGACAAATGCGGGTTTAAATCACTGCATACAGAAGTGTTTGCTGTGTTTCATGTAGACGGCGAGTTAAACAATTGCCGTCCTTCCAATCTCAAGACAGTGTGTGCAAACTGTCAACGGATTCTGCATAAAGAAGGGATTCGCTGGCGTCAAGGGGATTTGATCCCAGACCTATAACGC